TACTGGATACACTGGATATACAGGATCTACTGGATATACTGGATACACAGGTTCTACAGGATACACTGGATACACTGGATACACAGGTTCTACAGGATACACTGGATACACTGGATATACTGGATACACTGGATACACAGGTTCTACAGGATATACTGGATACACTGGATATACTGGATACACAGGTTACACTGGATACACTGGTTACACTGGTCCTCAAGGAGCTACTGGTTATACCGGTCCAACTGGTCCATCATTAACTGTATCAGGTCCTACTGGAGGAGTTATAATGGTATATGATACAAGTAGTAATAGTGTTTATTATAATAATAATATAAATGTTCAAACGAATGATACTGTTTTTAATTGTAATATACTACCTAGTCAAGATAATACATATAATTTAGGATCAACTGGTAATAGATGGAAAGAAATTTATATGGGTCCAGGTACTTTAAATATTTATGGTCCAACCGGCGCAACTGGTTCTACTGGAAATGCTATAGCTACATTGGGTTCTGATAGTTCTGGTATTGCTTATACTCAATATGGTTTTGCAACTCCTTTTATAAATATTGGTCCATCACAATTAACACCTTCTGCTGTAGGAGGTTGGAAAATTTCACCAACTGGAACACAAGGACAAACAGATTATGATTTAGTTTTACAACAAATTAATCCAAATACTGGAGGTGCAACTGGTCAAATTTATTCTCTTACAAATGTTGGTGCAACTGGATATACAGGATATACTGGATACACTGGATACACTGGATATACAGGATACACTGGTTACACTGGATACACAGGTTACACTGGATACACAGGTTACACTGGATACACTGGTTACACTGGTCCTACTGGACATACTGGTCCTCAAGGTGTTACTGGCCCTACCGGTAATTCAAATATATTATTAGGTTATCAAGGATTTACTGGAGGCACTGGTGCAACAAGCGGTAGTACAGGTTGGTTCATTAATAATTATTATATTGGTCCAATAACAACAACTAGTACAAGTAAAGTTTTAGTTGGAGCACAATTTCAAGTCTATAGTACAACAGCAAACCTGATTACTAATTTATCTTGTACAATAATGAGAGGAATAACAGGAATGACAGGATATACTCTACCATCTTATGCAGTTAATTTAGCAAATGGAACAACTGGAAGTGATGTAATATTTCCACTTGATAGTGGTAGTCCACAAAATGCATTAAATACATCCTTGTATACATTTAGTCAAAAAAGTAATAATGATACAGTCAATGCTCTTACTGTAAACGTACAAGCCTTAGATACTCCTGGAAATACATCAAATAGTTATTATTCAATAAGAGTAAATACGGATGATACTGCAACTTATTATGGTAATGTGAGATTGTCCTGTATTCAATTAATGTAATAAATATTTAAATTTTATTTATAGAAGTTTAGAATTCAAATGCAAAATTTATAAATATAGATATTCTTTTATAAAGTTCTTTGTAAAAAGGTCTTTCTTTTTTACATAATTTATTTGTTAAATCTAATATTATTGTTAAAAATCTTTGATATAGAGTACTTAAAAAAATTATTATTTAACAGTTCATACTTCAATACTGAATATCTGTAAAAAAAATTGACAGCAAATAATATCTTAAATTATTTTTTCTTGTTTATGAATAATTAACATATTAGTAATATGTCATTTGTTGTAGAAATGTCTGAAGTTGAAGCTCTATTGCATTCGTTGGAACTTCCAGCACAGAAATGTACTTTTTGTGAGAATACAACATATCTTTTATGTCGATATGACTTTGAAAAAAATCGGGAGGAGTGGAAAAAACTTCCACCTGATAGTGTAGAAATTATAGGAGAAATATATTCTGATCTTAATTCAGATGGAACATATTCGATTTCACATCAATGTGAATTTTGTCTGAAGAAAGGCATCCTGACGCGTGTGTGGACTTATACACCTTCTAAATATACTTAAATGTTACAAAAGTGATTAAATAAAATCACTTTTTATAAAAAATTGAAAAATAAAATTATTAAAATTAAAAATATAATAATAATATTATTTCAAATATGAAGATTTTATATACAGGTATTGGATCTACTAAAACAGATGGTATTCATACTATTTCTGAATTTTTAGAAATAATGAAGAAAGAATTTACCCATAGAGTATGGAGATTTGAATTGAATATTATTCCGAAAGAATATCATTATCAACTTCAATATAACAACTGGAACTTACCAGATGATTTTGTATTTTTTGAACTAAATGATTGGATTGACTATTCCGGTGCAGAAGTGTTAGAAGATACTTAAAATATTAAATTTTTATAAATAAAATATTTATAAAAATTATTTTTATAAGATAATATTAAATGAAGGATTACATAAATAAAAATGGAGATACGCATTTAATATTATTAATAATAAGTGGAAATGAAGAAGAATCAATAAATACTGTTAAAAATGGAGATTCACATCCAGAAGTTGTTAATTCTTATGGTGATACAGCACTATTACTTGCTATTCATAAAAATATGGAAAGATTAGCTTTAGAGATTTTATATACAAATAATGCGAATCCATCTCATATTGATAATCATGGAAATAATGCATTCATATTAGCTATTAAAAAAAATTTTCAATCTATTGCTTATAAAATTCTTACACTATATCATTTTAATATAAATCATATGGATGCACATCTTGATAATGCACTTTCAATGGCTATTCGTATGAATATGTTAGATATATCTTCTTTATTAATTGATAATAATGAATGTAATTTATCTCAAATAGATGCACATGGAGATTCACCATTATTAATTGCAATAGATATGAATCATTCTGAAATTATAAAAAAATTAATTTTAAGCAAAAGATGCGATCTTTCTTATATTAATAAACATGGATGTACATCTTTATTATTATCATTATGTAAAGATTTACCTGAAATAGTAGAATTATTATTAAATTCTGAACAGCCTATCGCCATTGAACATATTGGTAATACTGGAGATACTGCACTAACACTTGCATTAAGCAAAGATTATGAAAAAATAGCAAATCAAATCGTTCAAAAAACAAATGTGAATATTTCTCATATCAATGAAAATGGAGATACTGCATTATTACTTGCATTAAGTAAAAATTATCCATATGTTGCAAAAATATTATTAATGAACAATGTAACAAATATTGATATTATTAATAAACATGGAGATATATCATTATTTTATGCTATAAATATAGGAAATGAAAATATTGCATTAAAAATATTTCATAGTGGTCATTCAAATTATACACATATATCAAAAGAAAATAATACATCTCTTATTATGGCAATAAATAATGGTATGTTAGTATTAGCATCGGAAATTATAAAGATTGCACCAAAATATTTAGTAGAACATGTAAATAAAGAAAATGATACCGCATTAATAATTGCAATTTCCAAACAATATTGGAATATTGCAAATGAAATAATTCATAGTGATTATTCCAATGCATCACATGTGAATAATCAAAATGATACAGCTTTATTATTAGCAATCATAATGAATGAAAAGAATATTTGTAAAAATTTATTATTACATACAAATTGTAATAAAGATCATAAAAATAATTATAATACATGTGCATTAGATATTGCAAAATATCATAATTATGAAGAATTAATTCATTTATTAGAAGTGAGGAAACCTAGGTTTCCTACACATACCTTCCTAAGTGAGGAAACCTAGATTTCCAATACATACCTTCCTAAGTGAGGAAACTTATATTTCCTACACATACCTTCTTATTATTAAGCATTTTTATATAAATAGTTATGTTTAATCAATACAATTTATAAGAGTATAATAATAAAATTATTTTTGTAATATATCTATACATAATAATTAAAATAATATGTTAACAAACCTTGTAATAAAGCAAAAATAATCATTGTTATAATTATTTTTACCCAATCTTTTTTTGTAGGTAAATTAAAAAAAAAATTATTATCCTTATTTTTACCTATATTATAATGGATTAAATTTTCAAGTAAATTTATAAATATAAAAACACAAAAAGATATAAAAATAATATGAGCACCTTTATTTTTTATTATATACATATTATAGTCTTTTATAAAAATTCGGATGAAAATATAATTAGTGCAAAAATACATTGACATTGGATATGCATCTATATCTTTCAAAAAGAGATATTCAAAGATTCTCTTATTTTATCTGAAGCAACTTTGACTCATATATATTTGAATTAGATGAGTTTTATTAAAGATATAAGGAACAATCTCATTGTAAAGAACTCTAGATAAACTAATTATTATAAGCTGAATATAGGATTAACCTTTATTCATAGAGATGTTTTTTTCTCCATACTAGAGATCTGATTCTTACAAAAGAGTGATAGTATTTTTCTTTACTCTTCAAGAAAGGAAGAAGTTTGTAATAAAAAGCTAACTTCCTAGGATCTTCTTCTATTGTCATAGCTCTACAAGAAGAATGCATCCATGAATGATACTCCTTAAATACAACACTTTCTAGTATTTGTTTAGTTGTTTTTAAGCATTCTCCTCTGCATAAATATTTCGAATGATGCTTCCTATAGTGAGTATTTCTCCTACGACAATCATACGATCTATTTAGAGATGGAACAGGTGGTTGACATGGAAGACATGGTGGATATTTGAATCGAATTATATTGTCACTCATTTTTCATATTTGTTTTAAATGAAAATAAATTTATAGTAAAAATACTGTCATTTTTTTTAATGTATAAATATTTTTTCAAATAAAAATTTATAATAAATGTATTTTTTATAAATATAAAAATGTTTAAAAAATAGGAATATATGTGTATAAGAAACCTAAATTTCCTTGCTATAAATAACTATTTTATGATCTTTCAAATCTATTTTCTTCTTTTATAATTTTAGTAATTTCACACCATTTTATATTATATTTATTTATCTCATTTTCTATTAAATGTTTATATTTATTTTCAAAATTTATGTTTTTAAATTTATTATCTATATAAATAATAATAGGTTTCATTGAAGGAGTCAAACAATCTTTTATATATTTTTTCATTTTTTCTTCATAATCTTCTTCATCTTCATCGTATATATCATTATAATAACCTCTATCTCTTTCTAAAGAAATAGAAATATAGTTATTATCATTATAATAAATATTTAAATCTTTATAAATATAATAATCGCAACCCATTTTTATAAAATAATAAATAATAATATAATTCTAAAAATTTATTTTCATTTTTTTTTAAATTTTAAAAAAAAAAAGATACATGATAATTGTATATACTCTTCTATATAAAAATTTCTACTAAAAATCTTTACTAAATATATTTTTTATAAAAATATATTTAAAATTGTATTGATTAATGATAACTATTTATATAAAAATGCTTAAAAATACGAAGATATGTATAGAAAACCTTTACACCTTTGCATAATTAAAACGCCGATTTTTCAAATAAATTATAAAATGATTTAAAAAAATTTTAATATATAATATTAACAATTAATAGTAAGTTTATTTTAAATTTGTATTAAATTTTATTTTAATTATTTAATATAAATTTATATTTTAAAATATATTTAAAGACAATTTAATATAATAAATTAAGATAAAAGTACACTTCGTAATCTTTTTTCTCCTCTAAAAATGATATAGAAGGTTATATCATTACCCTTATTTATAGAAGAAGTTAAAATATTTATTTAAAATATTTTCCCCCAAAAAGGGTTTTTTAAATTTGTCTGAAAACATTCTTTAAGAGTGTTATAAAACAGATAGACTCGAAAGAGTTATTTATATCAGACATGATTAAAACTGGTTAATTTAAAATTTACCACAATTTTAAACTGGACTAACTATAATAGTAAGAAGTCTATATTGATTTGTTCTTTGAAGGTTTAAATTATTACAATGTCGATAGGTTACACTATATGCAAAATAATTCTTTTTTATATCTTAACTTCATACCTATTTCACGATAGTTATAACCAAATTTATATTAACTCAGCATTTTAAATGTGTAAATGTGCAAAGGTGTAAAAGATATACATAAAATGTTTGAGTTAAGAGGATCATCTATTAAAAATTTAAATACTCATTTTGACTTAGGAAAATAAAATATGGATGCAGAAAAAGATTTTTTAGATGATGAACAAAATATTAATGATGTATAAAAAATTGAAAAATAAAAATTCATATAGTATTTAAATATAAATTCATTATAACAATTATATAATGAGTTTAAAAGAATTTATTGAAGAAATATTTTTAAAAAAAGATACTATACAAGATATTTTAGATTTATATCCAAATCCATCTGAAAAAGGTTTTAAGTTTGAAAGATGCGCAGATATATTAATAAAATTAGGGTTTTTACCCTTATTTACAAATGATAAATATAAACATATTGTCGGTAATATTAATGAAGGTAAAACTCATTTTTTAACTGATATTAAAAGATATATTGAAAAAGAAAAAGAAAATAGTGGTAATAAAACTGGTATTTCTGATATTACTTTATATAATGAAGTTGAAGATAAATATATTTTTATTTCTTCTAAATTTTATTCTAAAGAATCGAGTGTTAAAAATTATGATATTCAAAATATTAAAGCAATGATTGATCACAATAAACATAAATATAAAAATTATGAAATATATTTATTAGTTAATGATAAGAATGATTTAACTGAAAAAGTTTTAAATTCTAATCAATCTAGTAATTATATAACTAAATACATGAACATTGATAATATTATTGATTTAAAAAATTTAGAAGAAGCATTTAATACAATGAAAAATTACTTATATAATGGAGGTGATATTTTTGGTAATTTTATTTTTAATAAAAAAGTACTTATTCATAAATTTCATCAAAAATTATTTGAAATTAAATTTTTTAAACAACTTAAATTAAATAATAAAAAATTTTTATTAGGTTTAAAACCACGTTCAGGAAAAACATTTTTAACTGGTTTTATTATATCTAATGATAAAAAAAATTATGAAAATTTTAATATTTTAATTATTACACCTGCACCAAATGAAACTTCAAGTCAATTTTTAGAAATGATTGAAAATCATACTGAATTTAATGAATTTAATTCTATTAATTTAAATACTAGTAATATGATTAATAAATTAAGATTTACAAATAAAAATATTATTATTACATCTAAACAATTATTACAAAATTATATTAATGAAAATGGTATTATGTCAATTAAAAATTTAAATTTAAATTACATTTTTTTTGATGAAAATCATTATGGAGGAACAACAAGTTTATCGAAAAGTATTATTAATACATATCAATCAGAAAATACTATATTAGTTTTTTTAACAGCTACTTTTCATAAAACAGTTAATCACTGGAATATTCCAGAAGATTGTTCTTTTTATTGGGATTTAGAAGATGAAGTAATGTGTAAAAATAAAAATATAAAAGATTTAACTACTAAACATGGTAATGAAGTTATTGAAACATTAGATTTTTTTAATAATACTAATATTTTATTAGATTATGAAAAAATGCCTAATTTAGAATTAATTACTACAATGTTCGAAACATCTATTTTTAATAATATTAAAAAGGATTTACAACAAAGTAATAGTAATAAATACGGATTTTCATTAAAAACATTATTTTCTATTTCAAAATCATCATTTAAATATGAAAAAGAAGTTGAATTATTATTGAGATATATATCAGGGTCTAAAAGACACATTGATTTTCCAGATGAAGACAAATCTATTTTTGGTCGTATTGTAGAAATATCAACAAAAAAAAATAGTCGAACATTATTATCAAATACTAATTTTACTACACAATTATGGTTTTTACCTTTTGGTATTGAACAAAAAATTAATGATGTTAGTCAAAATTTAAAAAGATTAATGTTAAATGATTTAGTGTTAAAACATTATGAAATTTTAATATTAAATAGTAATATTGATACACCAATTAAAGATATTAAAGATGAAATTAAAAAACAAGAATTATTAGGTAAAGAAAACGGTAAAACAGGTTTAATAGTATTAGTTGGTAATCAATGCTCCTTAGGTATAACCTTAGGATTATGTGATATTACTATATTATTAAATGATATTTTATCATCAGATAAAATTTATCAAATGATATATAGATCTATGACAGAAGCACCTAATAAAAAATGTGGTTTTGTTGTGGATTTAAACATTAATCGTGTTTTAAATACAATAATGGATTATTCATTATACAAAAAAGATTTGAATACTGAAAATAAAATTAAATATATTGTAGAAAATAATTTAATTAATATTGATTCAGATTATTTTTTAAATAAAAAAATAAGTCATGAAGAAATAATTAATAATTTATTGGAAATTTGGAAAAAAGACCCTATAAATAGTTTAAGAAAATTACTAAAAAATATTGAAGATGAAATTTTAGAAATAAGTAATGAAGACCAAAAAAGTTTAAATAATATTTTTACAAAATCATTAGATAAAAATAGTAATGAAGAAATTTTATTTGGAACTAATAAAGATGATCCACAAGAATTACCAAATGGTAAAACTATTACAAAAGAATCTAATAATAATTCAGATTCAGATTCTATATCAAGTGAAGAAAAAGAAGATGTAAAAATATCATTAACTAAAGATGTTTTACCATTTATTATACCATTAATGTTATTTTTAACAATTAAAGATAATAATAAAAATTTTTTAGAAATTTTAAATATAGTTAAACATAATAAAGAATTATTTGAAATATTTAATGAACAGACATTCGTATGGTGGAATAAATCTAATATAATTGATTTAATACATTATTTAATTAAAAAATATATTAAAGATAATTCAGATATATTTAATATAACTATATATATTAAGATGACACTTCAAAGTCTATTAGATAAACCAATAGAATTATTAAATTTTATTAATGAACGTTTAAAAACTAAAGATATTGAAAAAAAAAAATATGGAGAAGTTTTTACACCATTACCATTAATAGAAGAAATGTTAGATAAATTACCTATTGAAGTTTGGTATAATCCTAATTTTAAATGGTTAGATCCTGCTAATGGTATGGGTAATTTTATGATTGCTATTTATTTTAGACTTATGAAAGGATTAATAAATATTTTTCTTGATGAAGAACTAAGAAAAAAACATATTTTACAAAATATGCTTTATATGAGTGAAATTAATAAAAAAAATTGTTTTTTAACAAAACAAATTTTTGATATTAATAATAACTATAAATTAAATATTTACAATGGTGATTCTTTAACATTAGATACTTTAAAAGTATGGAATATTGAAAAATTTGATATTGTTGTTGGTAATCCTCCTTACAATCCAGATGTATCAGAAAATAATTCTAAAGGACAGATTATATGGCCATCTTTTGTTAAAAAATCAGTTGATTTATTAAAAAATGAAGGATTATTATTATTTATACATCCTCCAAATTGGAGAAAACCTAAACATGAATTACATGAATTAATGTTTAATAATATTCAATATTTAAAAATATTAGATGAAAAAATATCAGAAAATTATTTTCATTGTAAAATAAGAGTAGATTATTATTTATTATGTAAAAATAATAATAAAACATATGCAATAATTATTGATGAAAAAAATACTAAATATGAAATAAATATAAAAAATTTATTTTATATACCAAATTATGGATTAACTATTCATAAAAAAATAATGGATTTAGATATAGAAAAAATAATATGTATAAATCCTAGAACGCATGATACAACACGAAAATTTGTTAAAAAAAATCAAGATAGTGAACATATATATAAATTATTAAATACTATTTCTAGTAAAGGACATACATATTATTATTCATCAAAAATACATCCAATACAAAATAAAAATAAAGTTATGTTTTCAAATGGAAGATATATATACCCAATATATGACAATGGTATATTAGGTGGAACTCAAAGTGTATTATATATTGAAACTGAAAATAATATTACTGGTAATAATTTAATTAATTTCATAAATTCGAATATTTTTAAATTTTTAATTAAAACAACAAAATTTAATAATTTTGCAATAAGTCATGAATTTATTTCCATTATTGGAGATTTATCAAAAATAATAGAAAATATTAATGATCTTAAAATAAATACTTATTTAAATATAACAGAAAATGAAATTAATTTAATAAATTCTAATATAAATATAATTGATACTGATATTGATAATAAGAGTATCAGCACAAAATCAACAACTGATAAAGTTATTTTATGCGGTGCGCCTTTAAAAAAAAAAGGCGAAACATGCAAAAATAAAGTAAATCCTCAATGTGATGGAAAATGTAAAAGACACTTTGTTGATGTTGTTAAAATAATTTAACTAAACATTAAATTTTAAATATATATTTAATTTTATAATTTATCAATATATATAATTATAATACACCAAAATTGTTTTAAAATTCTCACTTTATATATATTTTTAAAATATTATTGATAATATATATATTAAGGTATTATAAATATTTTTTTATTTTTTATAAAAAAAATAAATATAAAAATAAGATGTTAGATAATACACTCTTCTAAATAAAAATTTCTACTAAATATATTTTTTATTGTATTGATTAAACATAACTATTTGTACAGAAATGCTTAAAAATAAGAAGTTATGTATAGGAAATCTAGGTTTCCACAATATAACATAAAAAAATAATATGTATTACATATTATTGGAAGAGAAAGAATATAATTTATTATACTCTTCCAAATAAAAATTTTTACTAAATATATTTTTTTATAAAAAAATATATTTAAAATTCTATTTATTAAACATAACTATTTTATACAAAAATAGGAAGGTTTCCTCACCCTCACTTTATTTTTTTATTAAAATAAAAAAAAATGAATTTTATTTTTTATAAAAATATTTATATAAAACTTTTAAATAGTATATTATATTATAAATGTCCATCACACACGAATCAGAAAATGATAATTTCGACTGGGAAAATAAAACATGGGATGTCATTGATACTTTCTTTAAACAAGATAATATATTAATTGATCATCATTTGAATTCTTTTAATTATTTTATGAATAATCAATTACAATCTATTGTAAAAGAAAAAGAATTTAATCCTATTAAAATTTTTAATAAAGATACATGGAATGATGATAATCAATTATATATGGAAACGTATCAAATAGAATTTGGAAAAATATATATTAGTAAACCTGTTTTATATGATGCTCCTAATAAACCAATGTATCCAAATGAAGCACGATTAAGAAAATTAACTTATGGTGCGAATTTATATATTGATATTCATCATAAAACTGTTAAAATTGATCCTAATACAGGAGAACAAGACAGTATAATATATCCAACTTTAGAAAAATATCCATGTGGTCGTATGCCAATTATGGTTGGATCAAAATACTGTATTTTATCTGAACAAAATAATTTAACAAAAATGGATATGGGTGAAGGTATTTATGACTATGGAGGATATTTTATAGTTAAAGGTAGTGAAAAAATTATTATTTCACAAGAAAAAAAATGTGAGAATAAAATATGTTGTTTTAAGCAAAAAGGCACACAAAATAAATATTCAGAAAATGCGGAAATATCATGTGTTCATCCAAATAATCCATCTGTTATTTCACAAGTATGGGTTAAAATGAAAGCAAAAGAAGAATCATATGGAGGAAATGTAATAAGAGTCCGATTAAGAAGAATGAAACAAGATATTCCATTAATTATTATTTTTAGAGCTTTAAATTTTATTAGTGATAAATCAATTGTTGAATTAGTAGTTTATAATATTGGAAATGAAAATAATAATTCACTCATGGAATTATTAAAAGCCTCTATTGAAGAAGCAAAACCAATTCAAACGCAAAAGATTGCATTAGAATATATATCTAAATATATTACAGGGCTTCAATCGATTAAACATAAGACAAATAAATGTAAATTAAAATATACTTTTGATGTTTTATGTACAGAATTATTTCCTCATGTTGGTTCATCACCTATTAAAAAAGCTTATTTTTTAGGATACATGGTTAATAAATTATTACAATGTCATCTTGGAATAATAAGCTATGATGATAGAGATTCATTTTTAAATAAACGAATTGAAACAAGTGGTGAATTAATGGCAGAATTATTTAGAACCTATTTTGGTAAATTTGTGAAAGAATTAAAGCTAATATGTGAAAAGGATATGTTAGCAGGACGAATTTCAGAACTTCCGCAAAATTTAAGTAAAAAATTAAAACCAAATAGTATTGAAAATGATATTAAATATGCACTTGGAACAGGTAATTGGGGATTGAAAAATCAAGCAAAATCACGTAAAGGTATTGCTGCAGTGTTACAACGTTTAACGTATTTAGGTACATTATCTAATATGCGAAGAATTGTAGCACCAATTGATAAAAATGGTAAATTAACAGATCCTCGTAAATTACATTGTACACAATGGGGTGTAATATGTCCTTTTGAAACTCCAGAAGGTGGTTCTATTGGTATTGTGAAAAATATGGCTTTAATGTGTCAAATTACTATTCCATGTTCAGAAGAACCAATTAAAGCATGTTTAGATGAATTTGGTGTAGTATCCTTAGAAGGTATTAAACCAACGGATATATTTGATAGTGTAAAAGTTTTTCTTAATGGTGATTGGTATGGACAATCTTTTGATCCTAAAAAATTAGTTGATAATTTAAAATCATTGAGAAGAAATGGAATTATTAATCCATTTATATCTATTGCTTGGTATATAAATTATAATGAAATTCAAATCTGGACAGATGGTGGAAGATTATGTAGGCCATTATATATAGTAGAAAATAATAAATTGAGAATTACAAATTCGTTTGTAGATAAAATTGTTGAAAATAAATTATTATGGAAAGATTTAATTAAAAATACTATTACAAATAATCAACATGAAGATTTAGAAAATATTACAGATAATGCTATTATGGAATATATTGATGTAAATGAATCAGATACATTAATGGTATGCATGTCTAAAGATAATCTTTTAGAAAATAAAAAAGAAAATTATTCGTATTATAATTATACACATTGTGAAATTCATCCTTCCATGATTCTAGGAGTACTTGCATGTAATATTCCATTTCCAGATCATAATCAAGCCCCTCGTAATTTATATCAAGGTGCTATGGGAAAACAGGCAATGGGAGTTTATTCTACCGCATTTGCATCTAGAATGGACACTATGGCGCATATTTTACATTATCCTCAGAAACCAATTGTGAATACAGAAACGAGTAAATATGTTCATAGTGATGATTTACCAAGTGGCCAAATGCCTATTGTTGCAATAGCATGTTATACAGGATATAATCAAGAAGATTCTTTAATATTTAATCAAAGTGCTATTGATAGAGGATTATTTAGATCCTCTTTTTATAGAACTTATATGGATGAAGAGAAAAAGAACAGTGCAACTTTAGAAGATGAAAAATTCTGTAAACCGCAAAAACTTTATCCAAATGGTAAAGTTTATACAGAAAAGATGAATTTTGGTTCTTATGATAAATTAGATAATAATGGTTTCGTCAAAGAAAATTCTTTTGTAGATGGAAATGATATTATTATTGGTAAAGTAACAATGTTAAAAGATGCTATTGAAGGTGAGCCTAAAGCACGTGATTTAAGTACTTCCTTACGATCAAATGAATCTGGTATTGTAGACAAGGTTTATAAAAATAGTAATGGGGATGGATATAATTTTGTAAAAGTGCGGGTTAGAAGTGATAGAATACCTGAAGTGGGAGACAAATACGCGTGCACGCAACCAAATACAATCATTTATACAACAAAAGGTATGAAAATGATTAAAGATATTACACTAGAAGATAAAGTAGCTGTTTTAGATATTGAAAATGATAATATTAAATATGAACATCCTGAAAAAGTACACTGTTATGATTATAAAGGAAAAATGTATAAACTTCATTCTCAATTAGTAGATTTAACAGTAACTCCTAACCATAGAATGTGGATTAAAAGAAGATTTGGTAAAGGAAGAAATTATAAAAAAGAATATGAATTTATGAATGCAGAAGATTGTTTTGGTAAAAGATTAAAATATAAAAAAACAGTTGAAAATTTTCAACCTGAAGATTGGATAGGTGAAACATTTACTATTCCAGAATATATAGATAAAAATAATAAAATTAGAGAAAGAATAATTGTTCAAATGAATGATTGGATAACATTTTTTGGTATTTGGTTAGCGGAAGGTTGTTGTACTAAAGATACAGGATCTGTATTTATTGCTGCAAATAAACAACGAGTAAAAAATGCATTACAACCTGCAATTGAAAATATGGGATTTAAATTAAATATTCAACCTAGTAATAAAGACAGATGGAATATTTATGATGTTCAACTAGCAAATTATATGGAACAATTTAGCGTAGGTGCATTAAATAAATTTTTTCCAGAATGGGTATGGAAATTAAATAAAGAACAATCAAGATTATTTATTGATTCTATGATGTTAGGAGATGGTTATATTAATAAATCCAATGCAAATTTATATTATACATCATCGATAAAGATGGCAGAAGATTTATGTAGATTATGTATTCATGCAGGATGGTCATCTCATATGAGATTACATGATGGACGAGTTGCAGGTAAAGAAACTACTATGAAAGATGGTAGAACAATAACAGCTAATGCAGACAATTATACTATTACGATTATTAAAACAAAATTAGAACCAGAAGTGAATCATGGACATAAAAACAGTCAGAATGGACAAAGTGAGGAATGGATTGATTATGAAGGAACTGTTCATTGCTTAACAGTTAGTTCAGGAGTATTTTTAGTAAGTGAAAACGGAAAACCTGTTTGGACAGGAAATAGCAGACATGGTCAAAAAGGAACGATTGGATTAACTTATGCACAAGAAGATATGCCATTTACAAAAGATGGAATTATTCCAGATATTATTATGAATCCAAATGCTATTCCAAAGCGTATGACGATTGCACAATTAATTGAATGTGTATTTGGTAAAGTAGGTGCTATTTCAGGAACAGAATTAGACGCAACACCTTTTCGAAAAGTAACTGTAGAAAATATTACAGAAGTGATGGAAAAAATGGGTTATCATGGTGCAGGTACAGAAATATTATATAATGGAAAAACAGGAGAACAAATTACAGCAGCAATTTTTATGGGACCAACTTTTTATTATAGATTAAAACATCTTGTAGAAGACAAACAACATTGTATTGATTATAATACAGAAATCTTAACAAATAATGGATGGAAATTTCACAATGAATTAACTATGAATGATGAAATTGCAACCTTAAAAGATAATAATTTAGTATATGAAAAACCGCTTGAAATATTTGATTATCCAGAACATATTGGTAATATGTATTATATTAAAACTAAATTTATTGATTTAGCTGTAACAGGAGAACATAGAATGTGGGTTTCAAGTGATGGAAAAAATTTTGGTTTTCAATATGCAGAAGATATAATTGGTAAAAAAGTAATGTATAAAAAAGATGCAAATTACATAGATTCAGATATATCTAAAAAATATATTGAACAATTATATCGCGGAATGGATACTTATGAAACAAGCTTTAAAGAAATCGCCGATAAAATTCAAATTGAAGCATTTCATGCAGGATATACTTGTAATATATATTATATTAAAAAAAGAGCCATATATATCTGTAAGTTATTCAAAGAAAATTTCAATGAATTTTTTGAGGATGAAGAATGCGAAGAATTATTGATTAAAAATCAACATATACCTGTGTGGTGTGTCCATGTACCCTCTGAGGTGTTTTTGATTAGGAGAAATGGAAAAATATGCTGGACAGGTAACAGTAGAGCTACTGGTCCTTATCAATTACTTACCATGCAACCAGCGGAAGGTCGATCTCGGGATGGCGGATTTAGATTTGGAGAGATGGAAAGAGACTGCGTGAGCGGTAATACAAAAATATCAATGGGTATTGGACTAAATTTTGAAATAAAAGATTTAGAAAATTATAATCTAGAAGTTTTAGGGTATGATGAAAAAGAAAAAGGATTAATAAAATCAAAACAGACAAATTTTATGTATAAAGGTGAAAAAGAATGTATTCAAATAAAATTTCAAGATGGTAGAACTATTGAATGTACTCCAGAACATAAAATTTTAACATCAAATAATGAATGGATAAAAGCAATAGATTTAATTATTGATGAAACACGTATTATAACAGGTATTTCATATCCATCTGCAAATATTAATGATGAAATAAAAGATTGTAATAATTGGAATTTTAAATTTGGTAAAAGAATTTTAAAAACTGATACATTTGAAGAATATTTTAAAACAATGGCATTTATGAGAATAATTGGTTATTTGATTACAGATGGAACAATATTTAAAACAAATAATACATATAAATCACGTGTGTTTCTAGGACATGAAATAGACGTAACTAATTTTATTAATGATTTAAAATTATTTTGCACAATAAAACAGAAAAAATTTATTCAAAAAAATTTATATTACGTAACCATTCCATCAGATTTAATAAATGATATTGTACAAATACCAGGAATATTAATTGGAAAAAGAGTTGAACAAAATGGTGACTTACCTCATTTTATATTATCAGATATATTTCCTAAATCATTAATTCGTGAATTTTTAGGAGGACTATTTGGTGGAGATGGTCATACATGTTATATTGGAAATACTACATTTACACCAATATTATTTTCACAAACTAAAACTGAAGAGAAAATAGATTCATTAAAAAGTATGATGAATAATATAAAATTATTATTAAATAAAGTAGGTATTGAAGATATAACTATGCAAAATCTAAAAGAAACAAGTTATTCTAAAAAATATAAAGAAAAATCAAAAAATTATCAACTTAACTTACATATTGGAGTATCTGAAATAATATCATTTTCAGAAAAAGTTGGATTTAGATATTGTTGCCATAAATCTCAAAGATTAGAAGCTGCTGTTTCATATTATAGATTTAGAAATGAAATAATAAGACAAAAACATTGGATTTTAGAAAGAACAAATAAATTAATTAATTATAAAGAACAAAAACTAGAAAATCCATATAATATAATTAGAACTTCAAAAGCATTAGAACAAGCAATTAATGAATTAAAAGAAAAAGAAAAAATAATACATGAATGTGCAATTCCATATCATCATGATATGTCTGAATATTTTTTAAATAATAGAATAAATTGTAAATTTAATAATGATAGATTTCCAAATGCAGAAAAATATTTAAAAGAAATAGGTGCTTTAGAATGGTTTACTGATAAAAAATGTAGTATAATAAATGAGAATAATATATCAATGACAAGATATGGAGTAAATAGAATAAATAATTCATTACCAACAATGAATCTAAAAGTAATTGATATTAGACCTGTAGGCACACATCCAGTATATGATATTGAAGTTGAAAATACGCATAACTTTTTAGCAAATGGTATTGTTGCACATAATTGTATGTTATCACATGGATCTGTTCAATTCTTAAAAGAAAGAACTTTTGATTGTAGTGATAAATATTTTGTATGGATTGATAATGAAACAGGTATGATATCTCCAGTAAATCCAGAAAAAGGAATTTATAAATCATTATATTCAGATAATACTACAAAGTTCAGTAAGATTCAACTTCCATATTCAAGTAAATTGTTAATACAAGAATTACAGGCAATGCATATTAATCCACGATTAATGGTTAAAAAGTGAGGAAACCCAGGTTTCCTACACGTACCTTCCTAATGAGGAAATATAGGTTTTCTATACATACCTTCCTAATGAGGAAATATAGGTTTCCTATACATACCCTTCCTAATGAGGAAATATAGGTTTTCTATACATACCTTCCTAGTAAGGAAATTATATTAACAAAAATCACAATTTAAATCTTTTAATCTTTTAATAAATACTTATTATAAAAAAAATTTGAATAATTTTTATTATTATTTTTATAAATAATAATATAAAAGTATAACAATACTTATTTTAACAATGAATCAAATAAAAGGCGAAGAATACGAAATTTTTATTAAACAATTTTTAGAAAATGATTCTAAAAAAACATGGTTATGGAAAGATATTCCTGAATATGAACTTAGAAAATCATCTTTATTAGGAGATTGGAACGAACATCGTTTAGTCAGAAAAGATAATAAAATAAATTCATTACCTGATTTAGGAAGTGATATTTTATTGAAAGATGAAGAAAAATATATTTTAATTCAATGTAAAAATTTTGATTTAACAAATAATGTTACAATTCATCATTTAGCCGGGTTTTATGCTATGATTTCACATCATAATTTGTGTGGAATCATATATTATTCTTCTAAATTATCTCCAAATATTAAATTATTAAAACCAAGTAGTAATATACAATTTATTAAACAAGAAATTATTATTCATCATCCAGAAATTATTCATAAAACTATATTAAATCCTTACTACTATCAAATAGACGCATATGAACAACTTAAAAATTCTAAAAGAGCAATTTTAAACCTACCATGTGGTATGGGTAAAACTCTAACATCAATAATGATAGCAAAAGAATATGATAATATTATTATTATATCTCCTTTAATTGCATATTCAAAACAAAATTTAGAAAGATTTCAAAATCAACTAATCAATAATAAATATAATTCCATTATTGTTAATTCAGAAGGAATTCGTGATAAAGATGAAATTGTAAAAATACTAAATAAACATAAAAAGAATATTTTAAGTTTTACTTTTAAATCTGTTGATATTTTAATAGATATTTTAAATAATATGAAAAATAAAATTATTATTATTGATGAATTTCATAATTTATCTAAAAATGATATTTTTAATAATGAAACACCATTAAATAAATTATTATATTCGAATGAAAAAATACTTTTTATGTCTGCAACTCCTAAATTTTTTAATTTAGAAGATGTTGAATATAATAATAAAGATATTTTTGGCGATAATATTTACTCTTTTCCAATGTCAAAAGGAATTTCAGAAAAACATATTTGTGATTATGAAATTTACTTACCAGATATTAGAACTAAAAATAATATTGATGATATTTCAAAAGAAGTATCCTTAGAATCAACAGATTTAACAATCAAAGGTAAATATATTTTAAGAGGAATGTTAGAAACAGGATCTAAAAAATGTATTATTTATTTAAGAAACCAAGAAGAAGCAATTCAAATGGTTACAATTTTAAATAAGCTAAATGAATATTATTTTATTGATTTATATTCAGAATCTATTATTTCAGATAATAGTTCTAATAGTAGAAATGAAATATTAAATAAATTTTCTACTTTTGACGGATACGCAATACTTTGTTCTGTAGCAATACTTGACGAATGTATTGATATTCCACAATGTGATTCAATATTTATTTCATATCCAAGTGAAAGTAAAATTCGTAATATTCA